GATGAGTTTGCATTCGTTGAAGATGCAGAGACATTCTACACTGCAACCTATCCTGTGGTTACCTCAGGTAAGGACTCTAAGGTTATTATTACCTCAACTGCAAATGGTGTGGGTAATATGTTTCATAAAATATATGAAAGTGCAGTGCATGGTAATAGTGAATACAAACACTTCACTATTAACTGGTATGATGTGCCAGGCCGTGATGAAGAGTGGAAGAAAACTACCATTGCAAACACTTCAGAGATTCAATTTGAACAAGAGTATGGAAACTCTTTCATAGGAACAGGGTCAACTCTAATAAATTCGGACACATTATTGGGACTTCGTGCAATAGACCCTGACTGGACTAAAGATAATATAAATATATACAATCAACCTATTGAAGGTCATAGCTACATTTGCACTGTTGATGTCTCAAAAGGTAGAGGATTAGATTATTCTACTTTTTCTATATTTGATGTATCAACAAAACCATTTGAACAGGTTGCAACTTACAGAGACAATATGTTATCTCCGATGTTGCTTCCTGATATGATCAACAAATATGCAACTCCATATAATACCCCATTGGTGATTATTGAGAATAATGCAGAAGGTGGAATGGTCGCAACACAACTGCACTATGATATCGAATACGAAAATGTATTCAGACAAGGTCAAACTAGAGCTGAAGATATCGGTGTAACCATGAATAAGAAAATTAAGAGAATCGGTTGTGCAACTTTAAAGGAGCTACTAGAGGAAAGGAAACTGAATATAGTAGATCGTAATACTATTGCTGAACTTATGACGTTTGTAGTAAAAGGTTCGTCATTTGAGGCAGACAAAGGTTATCATGATGATATGGTGACAACATTAACATTATTCAGTTGGTTTGTTGCTACTGATTATTTTGCACACGTATCAAATAATAAAGTGAAAGAGTTATTATATTCTGAACAACAAAAACTTATCGAAAACGATATGTTACCTGCGGGTATCTTTGGTGCTCAGGAAGCTGCAGAGGAGCAATCTTTTGTAGATGACGAAGGAACCAAGTGGTTTTCAGTAATTTAGTAATTGTTGAGAATAATAAACTTATAAATAAAACAGAGTAACAAAACTTTTTACATTAACAGGAGAAAAGTATGGCATTTCAAGTATCACCAGGCGTTCAGGTCTCAGAAATAGACCTAACAAATGTTGTTCCCGCCGTATCGTCAACTACAGGTGCATTCGCTGGGACATTTCAATGGGGCCCTGTTGATGAAGTAGTAACAGTTTCAGACAGTAAGGGTTTAGTGAATACATTCTTTACACCTGCCAATACAAATGCTGGAGCTGAAGACTTTTATTCAGCAGAAGCATTTTTGAAGTATGGGTCATCACTAAGAGTGGTGAGAATTAATTCAACTGGACTTTACAGTGCAAACCAAGCTGCTAACGGTTCAACCCTTCTGAAGAATCATTCCGACTACGAATCTACTTATAGAGATGGTAGTCAAAATGGAACAGTTGGTAGATGGGTAGCAAGATGTGCAGGTGCATTAGGAAACTCAATTAAGGTTTCTGTTTGTGCATCATCAGGAGCATATTTCAATGCAGCGGTAACAACCACATCAGCAGAATCAGCTAGTGGTTCAACAACAATTTCTGTCACAGATGCAGATGTATTTACAGTAAGAGATATCGTTAAGTTTGCAGGACACAATACAATGTATCGTGTAACTGCATTAGATAACTCTGTAGGTGCAGAAACAATCACAGTTGAAGCATTAAACAACCCTGCTGGAACAGGATTAACAACAACAGTATCAAGTGGTGCAAACATAGACCGTTATTGGGAATTCTATGCATCATTTGACAAAGCACCAGGCTCTTCAGCAGGTGCAACTAACGCAGGTGCTGGACAGGATGAAATTCACGTTGTAGTCGTAGACGAAGATGGTGCAATTTCAGGTGTTCGACACACAATTTTAGAAACATTCGGTTTCGTATCATTAGCATCAGACGCTAAAGATGCACAAGGACAATCAAACTACTATAGAAATGTAGTAGAGAGAGACTCACAGTGGGTATACTGGTCAGGTCACTCAACTGATATCTATGTTGCAGCTAATGATGACATCACACATGCAGAAGCAGTAACTTATAACACAAACGCAGGATTCTCAAGACCTGGCGCACCTATCAATGATTCATTGTCAGGTGGTGCAGATGGTAGGTCACCTACAGCAGGTGAGAAGACTGGTGCATGGGATGACCATTTTGCAGATGCAGAATCAGTAGATATCTCTTTCTTGATCGTTGGTTCAACTAGAACAGATGACGGTTCAGGAACAGATCAAGATACAGTAACCGATCATAACACAGTTGTAAATCATGCAATTCAGATTTGTGAATCTAGAAAAGATTGCATGGTAATTAGTTCACCTAGAAGAACCTCAGTAGTAGGTGTTTCAAGTGAGTCTACACAATCAACTAACGTATTAGCAGACGTATCTTCAGTAACATCATCCTCATATGCAGTAATGGATTCAGGATGGGTGTATACATACGATAGATACAACGACAGATATGTTTGGATTCCTGCAAACGGTCACACAGCAGGTATCATGGCTAGATCAGACCTTCTAAGAGACCCATGGTTCTCACCAGCTGGATTCTCAAGAGGTCAATACTTAGGTATCACTAAACTTGCTTTCAACCCCAAGAAAGCATCTAGAGATGACCTATATAGAGGAAGAGTTAACCCTGTGGTTACATTCCCTGGCCAAGGAACAGTTTTATTTGGTGACAAAACAGCATTATCATCACCTTCAGCATTTGATAGAATCAATGTAAGAAGATTGTTCATTGTTCTAGAGAAAGCAATTGCAACAGCTGCTAAAGCACAACTCTTTGAATTCAACGATGCATTCACAAGAGCACAATTTAGATCAGCAGTTGAACCTTTCTTGAGAGATGTGAAGAACAGAAGAGGACTTGTAGACTTCTCAGTAATTTGTGACGAAACAAACAACACTGACACAGTGATTGACAGAAACGAATTTGTTTGTTCAATCTTTGTGAAACCTGCAAGATCAATTAACTTCATTACCTTGAACTTTGTCGCTGCAAGAAGTGGTGTTAATTTCGAAGAAATCTACGGAGCAGTTTAAGGAGTAAAGAATAATGGCAACAATAGATCAATTTAAAGCTCAATTAATCGGTGGTGGCCCTAGAGCTAACCGATTCAAAATCTTTATTCCTCGTGCAGGAGATAAAATCGAATTCCTTGCAAAGGCTGGTAACATTCCTTCTGCAACACTTGGTGTTGTAGAGGTGCAATGGAGAGGTTCAGTCCTCAAACTTGCTGGAGATAGAACTTTCGAAAACTGGACAGTATCAATTATCAACGATGTAGAATTCTCTGCAAGAACAGCTTTAGAAGCATGGCAGACAGAGATTCAAGAGCTTGGTGGTGGAAACGGTTCAACTACGACAGACTACTTGATCTCAAGAGCATTTGTAGAACAGCTAGGTAAAGACGACTCAGTGCTTGCAAGATATGAATTCTTCAACATGTTCCCTGTAAATATAGGTGCAATCGAACTATCTCATGAGACAGTCGATTCATTGGAGCAGTTTGATGTTGAATTCGCATTCTCTCACTGGGAAAGAGTTATTTAATTTAGTGAAATATACCTTAATTAGGGGTATATAAATATAGTTATGGAAATATTTGGGTTTGAAATAACTCGTAAGAAAGACGAGTTACGAAATATCGAAGTCACAAAAGCACCTTCTTTTGTGCCTCCTGTTGAGGATGATGGAACACCCGTCATTCAGCAACAGCCTGGTGGTTTTGCACTAGGTGGTGCATATGGTGCTTTCGTTGACTTTGAAGGTGGTATCAAGAATGAGGTTGAACTCATTCGTAGATATCGTGAAGCATCCTTAGTTCCTGAAGTAGATTCAGCTATTGAGGATATAGTCAATGAGTGTATCACTTCTGATTCAGCAGACAGGATTGTGTCACTCGATCTCAGAGATGTTAAACTCTCTGACAGTATCAAGAGTAAGATACAAGACGAGTTTGCACACATCCTAGCATTAATGAAGTTCAATCAGAACTCTCATGAAATCGTAAGAAAGTGGTATATTGATGGAAGAGTTTACTTCCATAAAGTCGTTGACCCTAACAGACCCCAAGCTGGTATCGTAGATATCAGAAACATTGACCCTCTTAAAATTAAGAAGGTCAGAAATGTTGAAAAAGAAAAAGACCGTAAAAGTAAGGTCGATATTATTAAAAAGGTTGAAGAGTTTTATGTCTTCAACGATAAAGGATTTGATAAGAGTGGAACTATTGATGGAACTGCTCTTAAGATTGCACCTGAGGCAGTAACGTATACTACTTCAGGGTTACTTGACTACACTAAGAATGTAGTAGTTGGGTATCTGCATAAGGCATTGAAGACTGCAAATCAGTTGTCAATGATGGAAGATGCACTTGTTATCTATAGGATTTCAAGAGCTCCTGAAAGAAGAATCTTCTACATTGATGTTGGTAACTTACCAAAAGCAAAAGCAGAACAATACCTTGCAGATGTTATGAATAAGTATAGAAATAAACTTGTTTATAATGCACAGACAGGTGAGATCAAAGATGATCGTAAACACATGTCTATGTTGGAAGACTTTTGGTTACCACGAAGAGAAGGTGGTAGAGGAACAGAGATTTCAACTTTGCCAGGCGGTCAAAACCTGTCAGAGATTGAAGATATCGAATACTTCAAGAAGAAGTTATATCGTGCATTAAATGTTCCTGTATCTAGAATGGAAGCAGACAATGGTTTTAACATGGGTCGTGCTTCAGAGATTTCTAGAGATGAACTTAAGTTTAATAAGTTCACAAACAGACTTCAGAAGAAGTTTGCAAGAGTTTTTACAGATATTCTTAAAACTCAATTAGTGTTAAAGAATATCGTTAGTGGTGAAGAGTTTGAATCATTTAAAGATTTCATTCTCTATGATTTTGCAACCGACAACCACTTTACAGAGTTGAAGGAAAGTGAAATCATGAGAGAGAGATTTGACACTTTATCACAAGCATCTGAGTATGCAGGTAAATACTTCTCACATGAATATATTAGGAAGTATATACTTAGACAGACAGAAGATGAAATTAAACTCATCGATCAACAGATTGCAGCTGAAAAAGATGCAGGTGAAGACGATGAAGACGAACAAGGTTTCGATTTTTAGGAGTAAACAATGAGTGAAGTAGCAAACAAAATAGTAGATGCAATTCACAACGGTGATTTAAATGATGCAAAGGAACTTGTATTTCAAGGAATGAAAGAGAAAGCTGCAAGTGCAGTAGACATGAAAAGAGTTGAGATGCAGGTAGATTGGATTTCTGACAAAGAGGAAACAGAAGAGTAATGAAAACTTTCTCTCAGTTGAGAACAGAATTAAACGAAGCAGCGTTTAAAGTCCCTTCAGGTGAAAAAGAACTGAAGAGGGATACTGTTCGTGCAGGGAGTAAAAAGTTTGAATTAGTATTTGTTCAGAATAAGAAAAGAAAAGTCGAAGTGTATCTAGATGGTAATAATTTTGGACAGGAGTTCAAAGACCTAAAAGATGCAGAAAAAGAAATGAAAGACATCAGAGGAGTTTTATCACAAATGGAAGATTTCTCTATGGACGAATTTAAGGAGTTTTTCAATGAAGTTAATATCTGAATATAACGACTATGGTGTCTCACCTGTTATCGTTGAACAAAACGAGAAGGGACAAAAAGAATACTTTATCGAAGGAGTATTCATGCAATCTGAGATCAAAAATAGAAATGGTCGTGTCTATCCTAAAGATATCATGGAAAAAGAAGTCAACAGATATAGAAAGACTTTCATTGAACAAAAGAGAGCATTCGGTGAGTTAGGACATCCTGAAGGCCCAACAATCAATTTAGACAGAGTTTCCCACCTTATCACTTCATTAGAAGAAGATGGTAATAACTATGTGGGACGAGCAAAGATTTTATCTACACCAAACGGTATGATCGTAAGAAATCTTATCGATGACGGTGCAAAACTTGGTGTATCATCTAGAGGTCTAGGTTCACTAGAACAAAAAGGTGGTTCCCAATATGTTAAAAACGATTTCCAGTTAGCAACTGCAGCTGATATAGTTGCAGACCCATCTGCACCCGAAGCTTTCGTTGAAGGCATTATGGAAGGTGTTGAATGGATTTATGAGAACGGAAGATTAAAGTCTCTCAATGTTGAACAGATGAGAGATGAACTTATGACTGCAAAAAGACATAAGTTAGAAGAAACTAAGTTAAATGTATGGAAAAGGTTCGTTGAGAGTCTTTAACATATAAATACATAAAGAAAAACTCAAACAGGAGAATAAAATGGCAGAGTTAGAACAAAACCTAGAAGCAGTAGCAGAGGCATCTCAGCCTGATGCAAAAGCTGAAAAAGGTGACAAAAAACCTGTGAAACAAGGTTCATCCGATGCTGCAAAAATTGAAAGCGGTAAAGGTGAAGTCGTCAAACCTGAAGAAAATCCTGTTGACAAAGCTGTTGATTCAGTTTCAAAAGCTGAAGACGGAGTTAAACCTGTTAAGGGTGATGACCAGCAAAAAGGTGCATCAGCTCCTGAAAAGGGTGAAAAACTAAAAGAAGGTGAAGAAGATTCTAAAAAAGATGAAGTTAAACTTTCTAAAATGGAATCCATCAAGGCTATCGTCAACACAATGAAGGAAATGAGTAAGGAAGAACTTCAGAAAGCATTCGGGTCTATTTCCGAAGAAGAAGTTGACGAGTCCTTGACAAAGGCAGAAGTCGCTAGAAAAATCGTAGAATCTCTAAAAGGCATGGACGAAGAAGCTGTTTCTAAGTTCGCAGAGTCTTGGATGAAGAAAGGCGAAGAAGAAGAGGAAGAGGAAGAAGAAGTGAAGAAAGAAGCAGTAGAAGTTGAAGAGTCAACTGAACTTGAATCTTCTTTAGTTGAGATTGAAGTAGAAGACGACCTAAATGCAATCTCAGAAGCACTTGAACTTTCAGAAGAAAATGCTGAGAAAGCAAGAACTATCTTCAAAGCAGCTGTTCAATCCAAAGTATCAGAGATTAAAGAACAACTAGAGTCACAATACTCAGAAGAATTACAAACCTCAGTAGAAAAAGTCAAATCTGATTTATCAGAAGCAGTTGACAAGTATCTATCTTATTGTGCAGAAGAGTGGACGAAAGAAAACGAACTCGCAATCGAAAGAGGTTTGAGATCAGAAATGACCGAAAACTTTATCGAAGGATTAAAAACATTGTTCGTAGAACACTATGTTGATGTTCCTGAAGACAAATACAACGTCATTGATGAACTCGCAAATCGTCTCGAAGAGATGGAATCAAAACTTGACGGTGAAATTTCAAGAAATATGGAAATCACTGAAGAGTTAGATACTCTCAAGAGAGGCAACATCGTGAGACAGGCAGGTGAAGACCTAACTGAATCACAAAAGGAAAAGCTCTCATCATTAGCAAACGGTGTAGACTTCAAAGATGCAGAAGACTTTGCAGAAAAGATTTCTGAAATCAAAGAAGCATATTTCGGTGTTAAAGGTGATGAGTTGGTTGAGGAAACTAAAGTAGAAGAAGGAACTGGTTCTTTCGAAGAAGAAACTTCAGAGAAAGTATTAGACCCAACTATTGCTAAGTATTCTCAAGCACTTTCAAAACTTAAACCATTGGGATAATTTAAAGGAGAAACTTCAATGTTTTTATCAGAAAACTTACAAGAGAAGTGGCAGCCTATTCTAGAGCACTCTGATCTTCCTGAGATCAAAGACAACTACAAGAAAGCCGTTACTGCTGTTATCCTCGAAAACCAAGAGAGAGCTCTTAACGAAGACAGAGCTACTCTTTCCGAGGCAGCACCTTTAAATGCTACTGGAAGCTCTGCAATCAATAACTGGGATCCAATTTTGATCTCATTAGTGAGAAGAGCTATGCCAAATCTCGTTGCATACGACATTTGCGGTGTTCAACCAATGACAGGCCCTACAGGTCTTATCTTTGCAATGAAAGCAAGATATAACGATGATGAAGATGCCAATAGAGAAGACAAGTCAGAAGCTTTGTTTAACGAAGCTAGAACTGGTTACTCTGCAGCTGCTGCTGCTGGTTCAACTTCATTGGGTTCTGACCCTGTAGGTGACCCTTTTGATGCTACTGGCCCTGCTACTTATGCAGGTGACACAGTTGGTGGAATGTCAACAGCGACTGCTGAAGCACTTGGTGATACATCAGGTAATGCTTTTGCTGAAATGGCATTCACAATCGAAAAGGCTACTGTTACTGCAAAATCCAGAGCACTTAAAGCTGAATACACACTAGAACTTGCTCAAGACCTCAAAGCAATCCACGGTCTTGATGCAGAATCAGAACTTGCAAACATTCTTTCATCAGAAATTCTTGCAGAAATCAACCGTGAAGTTGTCAGAAATGTCAACCTTCA